CCATCCGGTGCCGTCTCGACCGTCATCGCCACCTCGGTGCGGGACGGTGGTGGCCTGCCGACGCCCGACCATGTCGAGGCTGCGCTCACCTAGCACGCAAGGGGTGGTGCCGATGCCGCAGCGAGCCCAGCTCCGCCTCAACACCAACCAGGTCAGCCGAGCCGAGCGCGCCGGCGCCGCCCGCGGCCTCCGCCTCGCCGCCGAACACCTCCTCGAGGTATCCAGGCAGCTCGTGCCGATCGAGGAGGGCACCCTGGAACGCTCAGGTGTCGCATCAGTCGACGAGCGCGATTTGCGCGCGGCCGTCTCCTACGACACCCCGTACGCCGTCCGGCAGCATGAGGAGCTGACGTGGCGGCACGACGAGGGACGCCAGGCCAAATACCTTGAAGACCCGATGAATGGCGAGCGGCGCCGGATGGCCGACATTATCGCCGCCGAGATCCGCAGGAGCCTGAGATGACGCTACTAGAGGAAATCGCTCAGCTCTTGCATGATCTCGGCGTCGGCACCTACACCCCGAACACGGCGGGCGGAACCATATTTCTCGCCGCGCTTCCCACCAGTCCCGACCGGTGTATGGCGGTCGCCCGGTACGGCGCGAGCGAAGCCGATTCCAAGCTGCCGTACGACGAGATCAGTATTCAGATCCGGTGCCGCGGCTCGGCCGTCGACGCCCGGCAGGCCGAACAGGACGCCCAAAACGTTTATGACGCCCTGCACGGACTGGAAAACCGGGAGCTTGCCGGCGGAACGTGGCTCGCCCTCGCCGTCGGCATCCAGTCCGGGCCTGTCTATATCGGCCGTGACCAAAACGGCCGGCACGAATACGTTGTGAATTTCCGAGCCGAAATTTCCCGGTCGACACCGAACAGGAGTGAATGATGGCCGTCAAGAAGATCCTGGCCAGGGACATTATTGTGCAGGTGCACGATGGGGAGACCCCCGGAACGTGGATGGACATCAAGGGCCTGACCACCGCCACCATCAATCCCGCCGAAAACGAGGAAGTCGTCGACGCGACGACTTTCGGGTCGGACGGCCACTACGAGCAGCTCGTCATGCAGCGCGGCGCCTCGATCACCCTGGAGGGCTTCAAGCTCCAGGATCCCGACACCGGCGACCTCGACCCCGGCCAGGAGCGGTGCGAGGAGCTCGCCACCGAGACCGGTGTCGCCTCGCTCGGCTCGATCCGCTTCCGCCACCCGGCGGACGCCGAGTGGAAGATCTGGCCCGAGGCCACCTTCAGCGTGGGTGAGCAGGGCGGCGGCAACAACGACCTGACGAGCTGGTCGTGCACCATCGTCCGCTCCGGCGCCTCGACCACCGAGGCGGTGAGCAGCTGACATGACCACCGCACCCGAGCCAATTCCCCTCGAGGAGAGCGAGTCGTACGAGTCGTGGGACGATTTTTGGGCTGAGGTCGAGCGTCAGGAGGCCGCCGAGCGGGGGCGGGCGGCAACCACCGTCATTCGCGGCGTCCGCGTCCCTATCCCGCACGACCTGACGCTGCGGTTCACCCGAAAGGTCGAACAACTAAAAAACTCCTCGTCCGATGACGATATCCGGAGTCTACTTGTCGATCTTTTCGGTCAGGACGTTTTCGACCAGTGGGTCGAAAACGGGATGAAAAGCCGCGAGTTCCGGGTCGTGCTGCGGTGGGCCGTGGCCAACGCAAACGGCCGGAACATGTCGTTCCGTGAGGCGTATAAGGCCGTGCGGGAGGACGAGGGAAAAGCCGCGACGACGACGAGCTCGACCCCGAACAGCGGCGAATCCGCAAACACTGGCTCCTCATCGAGGCAGATTTCCGCCGCGAGTACGGCCTCACACCGCCGCAAATCGCAGACCTGACGTGGCGGCAATTCCTCACCCTGCTATATGGCCTGTCCCCAAACTCGCTGTACCGGCTCGTGACACGCAATGAGCCTGAGTTGGTCACGGGTGAGCAGGCCCGTGCACTCCTCGCCAATCTCTAGGGGGTGGTTTTGTGGCGCTCACCATTGGCGAGCTCACCGGGTTCATCAGCCTGAGTGACCGCGGTTTTTCGAGCGGGATTCAGGCGGCGGGCCGGGATTTGGGGCGCCTGCAAACCACAACCACCAGCACCACCGCCGATATCGAGCAGACGATTGAGGCGGCGTTCCGCGCGATTGCGGACGACATCGCAAACGGTGTTGATCCGAATCGCGCATTGGCCGAGCTGGATCGGCTCACCGGTGGTGTCAGGACGGCGATGGGCGAGATGGAGTCCGCCGCTCGCTCTGGCGCGTCCGGCGCCGCCTCCGCCATCGAGGCTGAACTGGGGTCCGTTGACGTTGATTCTGATCTGCGGTCGGCGGGCCGGTCGGCGGGCCGGGCGATGGTGGATGGGCTCGAGTCCGGCATGTCCGGTGCGCGTGAGGCGGGCCGGAAGGCCGGCGAGGACGCAGCCCAGGGTGTCGAGGCGGGCGGCCGTAGCGGCATGGGGAGTGTCGGCGGATCCCTCATCGGCGCCCTCAAAGCCGCTCCCTGGGCAGCCGCCGGCGCCGCGATCGCCGGCATTCTCGCTGACGCGATTGAAAAGGGGCTCGAGCGGGAACAGATCCTCACCAATTTGTCGATTCAGGTCGGCGCGTTCGGTGAGGAGTCGGAGCGGCTGGGCCGTATCGCCGGCGAAGCATACGCAAAGGGATACGGAGAATCACTCGAGGAAGTATCTCAGGCGCTCGCCCGGATCGTTCAGAATATCGACGGTGCTCGCGACGCGAGCGATGATGCGCTTGGTGCGATGACGCAGCAGGCGCTGACCGTGTCCAAGGCCATGGACGAGGATGTCGGGCGGACCATTGCCGCGGTCTCGTCCATGCTGAGGAATGACCTTTCCCCTAGCGCCGAGGACGCCTTCAACGTTCTGCTGCGTGGCCAGCAGGAAGGTGTGAACCGCGGCGAGGATCTGGCCGACACCTTCGCCGAATACAGCACGCTGTTCCGTGACCTGGGCCTGTCCGCCGAGGATGCGCTCGGCCTGCTGAACCAGGGCCTCGAGGCCGGCGCCTGGAATTCGGACCAGGTAGCCGACGGTCTGAAAGAGCTCGACATTCGTGTAAAGGACCTGTCCGCGAAGGACGCGCTGAAAGAGCTCGGCCTGGATGTCGAGAAAATGGCGCAGGCGTTTTCTAAGGGCGGTCCGAAGGCCCGGGAGGCCCTTGATACGATTTTGGACCGGCTTCGTAAGGTTGAGGATCCGGCGAGACGCTCCCAGCTCGCGGTTGAGCTGTTCGGCACGAAATCCGAGGATATGGCTCAGGCGCTGAGCGGGCTCGATTTGGATTCGGCCGCTAAGAGCATCGGGAATTTTGAAAACGCGGTCAAACAGGCGAACGACACGCTCGAGACCGCCACATCCACTCGGGTTGAGCAGTGGAAACGTAACTGGGATAACGCCATCTCGTGGGTTGGTGAGCAGCTCGGGCAGATGGCGGTGAATTTCCTGCCCGACCCTAGTGAACTGACCGAGGGTTGGGATGCGCTTTCCTCGTGGTTCACCGACACCGTCGGGCCGTTTTTCTCCGACCTGTGGAATGATGTCAGCAGTAAAACATCGGAGATTTGGGACGGAATCGTCAGCTGGTTGCAGGAAAAAGGCCAGGCCATTGTTGACTGGCTGAAAGACGTGCCGACGAAGGTCGGTCAGTTTTTCAGCGATGGATGGGAGAAAATCAAGACCGTCGCCGGTGAGAAGTGGGAGGCGATCAAGTCCGCGATCAGCGAGAAGGTGAACGCGGCGATCGAGTGGCTCAAGCAGGCACCCGGGAAGATCGGCCAGTTCCTGTCCGACGGCTGGGCAAGACTCCGCGAGTCGGCCGGTCAGGCGTGGGAAAACATCAAAAAGACCATCACCGACAAGGTTCAGGCGGCGATCGACTGGCTGAAAGAATTCCCGGGCAAGGTCAAGTCGGCGCTCTCGGACGCGGCGTCATGGCTGGTTCAGGTTGGCCGTGACATGATCCAGGGCCTCATCAATGGGGTCAAGGAAATGGCGGGCCGCGTGGCCCAGGCGGCAAAGGACGTCGTTTCCGGCGCGATCAAGGCCGCCAAGGAGGCGCTGCGTATCAGCTCGCCTAGCCAGGTGGCACGGGATGAAATCGGCGCCCCGATCATGCAGGGTGTAGCCGAAGGCATCCTCCTGATGGAGCCAGAGGTCACCCAAATCACCTCGTCGGCCATCCTGAAATCAGTACAGACCGCCAAAAAGACGGCCGCAAAAGGCGAGTCCAAACCCGCCGGTCATCTCCTCGTCGAGCACATCATGAAGGGCGTCGAGGAGAAAGAGGCGGCACTTATTTCCGCGGTTAAAAAGGTGGCCACAAAGGCCGCCAAAGTGGCCACGCAAGAGGTCGCCACGATCACCGCGAAATTGACGATGAAAAAGCTGCCGGAAGAACCGGTGCTGCGTAGCGATCTCGTGGTTGGCCGGGCCGGCTGGACTGACACCCCCGCCACCAGCGCAGGTGTCACCGTCAACATCGCGTCCGCCGTCGTGCGCGAGGACGCTGACCTGGCGCGGATCGGCTCGCAGGTCGGCTACCAGGTGATGGCACGCGGCTGAAAAGGAGCAGACATGGGAGTCCAGCCGTACACCGAGGCGGACCTCGCCCGGCTCCGCTCCGTGCAGGTGCGGCCGGCCGGGTGGACGTGGCGCACCAAAGACCAGGTCCGCGAGTACCGCGACGAGCAGGGCCGCCCGGTGAA